ACACGCAAAACTCAGGAACTTGCCGAGGCGCGAAAGCAGCTCGAGGCAAACTACGAAGAGATACAGCGTGAACGTGCTCAATATGCTCAGATGTTGCCTGCATTGCAGGAGCGTTTGCAGCAGCCGGTCGAACAGGAGCCAGACTGGGACACTCTGTACGATACAGACCCTACGATGGCAGCGAAGGCAGAGCGCCAGTGGCGAAAGCAGCAGGAAGAGCGCACAGCTCAAATGCAAGCCGTCGAAGCTGAGCGTCAGCGCATGATGGGGTTAGAGCAGCAGCGTCTGGAACAGATGCAGGCTCAATACTTCGAAGAGCAGCGCCAAATTCTGCCGGAACTCATTCCTGAATGGCGTGACAATACCGTCGCGTCTAAAGAGGCAAAAGACATCCGCGGCTTCCTCCTGAAGGAGGGATTTAGCGAACAAGATGTCAACGGCCTAACGAATGCTACGCTTGTGAAGTTAGCGAGGAAAGCGATGTTATACGATCAAGGTCAGACACGCGCAACTGAGGCGAAGAAAAAGCCGAAGACGCAGAAGGCCAAGACACTCAAAGCTGGATCTCGAAGCACACAGCCTAGACCGAAGAGCGAACAAAAACAGGCGCTTCAACGCGTTCGTCAAACTGGCCGTGTGCAGGATGCCGCGGCTGCAATTAAAACTCTACTCTAGGAGGCCATTATGGCAATCGTAACTAACACCTTCACGTCTTTTGACGCTGCTGGTATCCGCGAGAGCTTGGCAGATGTAATCGCCAATATCTCACCTGAAGAGGTACCTCTACAATCTAACGTCGGCTCAGAAAATGTGTCCAACACATATTTTGAGTGGCAGACTGACAGCTTGGCGGCGACGTCAACTACAGCTCGCATCGATGGTGACGATGTGTCTTCATTCGATAGTACATCAGCAACAACTCGCGTTGGTAACTACACGCACATTCTACGCCGCACATTGATTGTCGCAGACAACATGGGCGCGCAGGATCTTGCGGGCCGGAATGACGAACTTGCGTACCAGCTTGCTAAGCGCGGTAAAGAGCTTCGCCGCGATATTGAGGCAACTCTTGCCGACAATAACGCACAAGTGGCCGGGAACTCGTCAACAGCTCGTGAGACAGGCGGCTTGGGCGCTTGGGTTGCGACAAACGAGAACGTCGGCTCAGGCGGCGGCTTGACAACTGGCGACGGTACAACTGCTCGTACAGACGGCACACAGCGCGACTTTACTGAAGCGATGTTGAAAGATGCAATGCAGCAAGCATTTACATCTGGCGGTCAGCCAAGCATCTTGATGGTAGGCCCACACAACAAGACAGTTGTGTCAGGCTTCGCGGGTATCGCGGCACAGCGTTACCAAGCGCCATCAGACGCGCCAACAACAATCATCGGTGCGGCTGACGTGTATCTCAGTGACTTCGGGACGCTAAATGTGGTCGCAAACCGCTTCTCTAGAGAGCGGGATGCATGGCTACTCGACCCAGAGTACGCATCTGTATGCTACCTACGTCCAATCCAGCAAGTTGAGCTTGCGAAGACTGGTGACGCTGAGAAGCGCATGGTCTTAGCAGAGTTCGGCTTGAAAGTGACAAACGAAGCTGCTCACGCAGTTGTCGCGGACTTGAACGTATCATAAGTTCGGCGGGGCGGCTTCGGTCGCCCCTCTCGCTTTTGGAGGCACTGATGAAGCGAATTTTTAGCCAAGATCCAGTGACAGGCATCACGAAGTATTGGCATGTGAATGAAAAGGGAGAATACGTTGTCGAGACGCAGCAGGACGTCTCCGCGATCGCCGAGGCGAACAAGCGTCAGTACAACGACACGCCGGATCGATACCGAGACGTCAACAAGGTGGCGTCTATACCTCTTTCCGTGTATTATGAGCTCAAACGTAAGGGCATCGCCGACGATCCGAAGGCGCTGCGCAAGTGGTTGAATGACCGCGACAACCAAGTATTTAGGACAAGGGCGGGCACGCTGTGAGCATTACAACTTATTCCGAGCTTAAAACGGCCATCGCTAACTGGCTAAACCGCGACGACTTGACCGCGGTTATTCCTGATTTCATCTCACTCGTTGAGGCGGATCTCAACCGCAAGCTGCGCCACTACAAGATGATTGAGCGCGTCGACGCGACGCTTGACAGCCGTTATGTGCAGTTGCCGGCCGACTGGCTCGAGACAATGCGCTTCGCAATTACATCTGGCAACACGTTCCGCCTGCAAGCCATCAGCGTTGATGACATGCTAGAGTATCGCGAAGACACACGCGATCAGGCTGGGCGCCCTAAGTATTACACGCACATCGGTGAGGCGATCGAAGTGTATCCAACGCCGGATGCGGAATATGGGATGCAGCTCACATACTATCAGGAAATCCCTGCGCTGAGCGACATCAACACATATAACTGGCTACTCCAGTCAGATCCCGACGTCTACTTGTACGGCGCACTCTTGCAGGCCGCCCCCTACTTGCTAGACGACAATCGGATACAGGTCTGGTCGGGGCTCTACCAAAACGGACTAGGGTCGCTGCAAAAGGCATCTGATGACACGAGGTTCTCGGTCACAGCGCCTCGCATGCGCATCACTAGTTATTCTTAATAAAATGGTGTATGGTTCACCTAGATATATCTAACGGAGAAATCCATGTCTTTAACAAACGCTTTTGAGACGCACACGCTACAGTATCTTTTGACTACTGACAGCGTGACGCGCCCGACCAGTTGGTATATTGGTCTTTTCACGTCTGACCCAACGGATACTGGCTCTGCTGGCACAGAGGTATCAACTGGAACAGGCTACGCCCGCACAGCGGTTACATTTACCGTGACAGGCGATACTGCATCTAATTCAGCGGCAGTTGAGTTCCCTGCGGCATCGGGCGGTAACTGGGGAACGATCAGCCACATTGGTGTGATGGACGCAGCGACAGGTGGAAACATGATTGTCCACTCTGCGCTCGATACAGCCAAGGCCATTAACGATGGCGATGTATTCCGCATCCCAACAGGTGATTTAGACATCACCGCAGCTTAATGGCAATACGCTCAACATATAACACAGGTGTTTTTGGTTCTGGGCTTTATGGTGAGCCAGAAACTACGCAATTTGCAGGGTCTACGTCTTTCAGCGTAAGTGCAAGTGCGGCGGCTGTTACTATTGTTGAGGCAAGTTCCACAGCAAACATCACCACAACGGTATCGCAGCCAAGCGGTGTTATCATTAAAGACGCAACAGCCACGGTTAGCTTGCAAGGCATTATGAGCATCAGTGCGGTGACTTATGATGTTGTTGAAGGCTTTAGACCGGGTTACGGCAAGAATACTTACGGAAGTTATCTATACGGTAAAAACATAAGTATTGAGCAGGGTAGCACATCAACGGCTATTACTGTCACGCCTACGGTGTCTTATCAGGTATTGCGTCAAGTATCTGCAAGCCCAGCGATTACGACAACCTTCACATCCAATGGCGTTATTGACGTTGTTGGGCGTTCAACAGCCACTATTTCAATTTCACCAGATATAGCGTATAACAGAGTTAGACTGATGTCTGCGTCAGACAGCATGGACTTTACGCCTGATGTGAATGCGCGTTACAAGTGGCTAGATGCAGATGATCCGACAACCATATGGACGGATGCTTCTGATCCTACCAACACATGGACAGAGGCAGACTATTTAGAGAGGGCCGCGTAAATGGCGACAAACACAACAACATACAGCTTTCAGAAGCCTACCGTTGGCGGCGACGAAGACGCTTGGGGCGGCTATCTAAATGCAAACTGGGACAAGACGGATGATCTGCTTGACGGAACAACGCCTGTCACTGGTATTGATATTAACTCTGGTTCTATTGATGGAACACCGATTGGTGCGGCTTCTGCATCAACTGGTAACTTCTCAACGCTCTCCATCGGCGGCACTGCGATTACGGCAACTGCGGCAGAGCTTAACTATGTGGATGGCGTAACATCCAACATTCAAACGCAGCTAGACAATGCTGCATCC